GATATCTTCCACGCAACAGAATCTTTTAGCTGCCTCTTGCCCAGGATCCTCTAGATTGAAAAGGTTAGAATCCTTTATGGATTTTACCTCATCATAATCTAGATTTCCCTTGGCTTGAAGCGTCTCTGACACTAATATTTTGATTTTACGGTCTGATTCAATGATTGACATAATACTATGTGCAATCGTTAAACGAATTAGATTCGTAGGTTCGGAAAGTACCTTTATGGTATCTTCTTTGAGCCATTGACCTTCCATTAGGTAATCATATGTTAAATGTTCAAAGACAGAGCCTTGCTCTGTTCCAAGTACTAAATAACTGATTATCCAACTTTGGAGTTTATCAAAATATGTCTCTTCTGATCCTTTCAACTGACGTTGAATCGACTGGAAAGACGATTGTTGTAGTTGAATGCCGCGACTTGCAGCAAGACTAAGTAACATAGGTATGTAACGGAAATCTTTGGATTTATTGATTATCTTCGGACTGATCCGAGACGAGTCAACTCCATTTAGGAAGGTACGTGAACAGAATTCAGCAACGCTGCCTAATGTCCCGTACTCCTTTGATTTATTTGCATTTATTGGAAGATTAATCTTCTTATAAAAGTCACCGATGGCCTGATCTGGATCATAGATCCAAAGATCATCACCAACCTTGCCGTAACATCTGTTATCATCAAAGATACCTTTGATTGATGAATGTTCGTCATAAATAAAATTTATGAAAAGGTGGTCAGTGAGTGTAGCAATATCAAAGCTTCCGTTTGTTCCCATTCCTTGTCCTTGACCATACTTTACAGTAGAGTCAAGAGAAGGTACATACCAATCACAGTGCACAACTAATTGTGCCCAAGATTCAGCTAGTCTGGAACTAAATAGGTGTTTCATCGTGATCTTTTGAAGATCTCTATGAAATCTATCAGTCCAAGAAGAGATGTCGTAGAACTTAAGTGAACGTATGTTCAGTTTATGTCCATTAACAATTTCTTCCTCTATACAGCGTAACTGGAATTCCTTCATCAAGGCAACGCCTTGATCTTGGTCTTTGCGGAAATCCGTTTTACCGAATAACCGCTCAGTAACATACTGAACATGGTCCCGTATGGGTTCCATACACAGTTGTGTCCAGAAATCGCATATAGCCACAATTCGGGTTTTACAACCTGAATCGGGTATGCTGACTAGCTTCCGTAACTTAGTCTCTGCAACCAAATCGTTCAACTCGCTACCATTAGTATTGGCTTCGAGTCTCTCGATAAGTGCAGACAAGTAAGTATAGAGATAACTTATACCCATTTCTTCGCATACGCGTTTGAATGGATAGTGAAGTTTTCCTCTAAACAAAGTAATAGCTTCCTCTTTGGAAGTTTCAATCTTTGGTTTACCATTAGGACCGTTCTTTTGTAAATTAAAACGGTACTTAAAAAGGTTCACCTCCTGATTGTTATCCCATTTATAGGACTTTAACCTCTTTGAAACGTACGTTTCAAAGTCGCTGAGTAAAACCTCATCGATTGGTTTTGATTTCTCAATTACAGAATCATAACATGGTTCTGAGAGACCATCAATCATCCGAATAATATTCAGAAGAGTGATGACTACCTGGTAGTACTTAGGGATTTTATTCTCATCAGTACATTCCAGGAAATCAACGATAAGTTCGATTGTCTTACAACCGAGCTTTGAAGGAATTTTGTGAACGTCAGACGTGGCTAACCACTCTGGATTTGCAGGTTTCTTCCCTTCGATTAGTTGGATGGTATAATTTTTTATAACGTTATACCTTTCAGGACCATTGGTAAAACCATTGTTCTGAACTAACGAGGTAATTAAATTTCGAATATCGTTTACACAAATAGAATAATATTCAATCGTGTAATCGGGTAAAATGGAATTAAGCACTACTGCTTCATTCTCAAGTTTGGGTTTAAAAACCCAATCCCGGTGAGTCTTGACCTTTGGAAGGTTAACTTTCCTTGGTCGGATCTTCCGATCGACTTCAGGTGAATTATTTCCCATTAGTTGATCCACATGATTTTTGAAATTTAAGGGACCCTTTGTCTTACTCCTCCCCGCCTTTAGTGTATTCACTGAAGAATACGGTCTAGTTGAACTCATATGAATTCTCCTTACTGTAGGGTTGTCAGCACTGTGTTGTAAAGTATAACTTTACTACAGATTTTGATTCCAGTATTCAATAGGTAGCCCTAAGATACTTTCG